ATTTAAATATATGTGCTAAATGAAAAACATAAAAAGGAAGGAGGTCGTTTCATGGCATTATTCGAAACCGGTAAGCAGTTTCCGCCCGAAGATTCGATACAAAGGCTCGCTAAATATAGCCGAATGCGTAAGTTCTTCAAAGGTCAGCAATGGGAAGTATACGATCGAGCGCGATTACTCTTAAAAGATTCGCCGCAAAAACCGCAACTAGACGTTTTATACATCGCAATTAACTTGCCGTATATCCTGACATTAAAACCTGCCGATCTACTTGTCGGAGATGCACCGATTTACGAAGCGGGCAAGCCGGACAGTAGCGACGAGCAAGTAACGCTCAACAAATACGTTGAAGAAAACGACCTAAACACTTTGATTTACGAAAGCGCAACGTCAAACGGTTATCGCGGCGACAGTTTCGTAAAAGTACGTTATGGATATCGCCAGGACTACTCGGAACTCACGCGTTTAGGACTAGACGTACCGGAAGACGTTGAAATGGAGCCGATTATTGAGCACGTCAACGCTTCGTATGTATTTCCGGAAACAAGTAACGGCGACGTAAAGAAGTTTAAGGCGGTCAATATTGCGCAGATTGAATGGGTTGAGACTCGTAACGATGAGATTCCGTACCTAAACATCGAGCGACACATTCCCGGCTACATCATTTACGAAAGATATCGCTTGATTACGCGCCCAGAAGTTGGCGTAGACAATACGTACGGTTATCCGATTACGCTTTACACAATCGGCGACAAAGTAGCGACGGGCCGTGACGAAGATATCGTCGAAACAGGACTTTCGCATATTCCGGTGTTTCATATTCCGTATTCAAGCGTGGATGACGACTGGCAAGGCGATGGCTTTATCGAAAAGATTGAGAAGGCGCTACAAGCTATCGAAGACCGCATCGCACAGCTCGATTTTATCTTAATGAAACATAGCGATCCAACGCTATACGGGCCCGAATTAGAAGGCGTAGGAAACAGCGTTAGTTTTGGCGGGAAATACATTCCGATTACGAAAGAAGACGCAACGCCAGGCGCTATTACGTGGGATGGTCAATTAGATTACGTATTCAAAGAAATCAACTTCCTAGTTTCGTATATCTTCCAAATGAGCGAAACGCCGCAATGGTTATTCGGTACAACAATGGCGGATGGTGACTCAGGCGGAACAGGAACGTCACATACAGACGGCGCAGCAATCAAAGCGCGCTTCATGCCGATACTTTCGAAGGTTCGCAGGATCCGCAACCACTACGACAAGGCGATTCGCGACGCATTATATACGTGCTACCTTTTCGATTCACAATTCGGTGAATACGAAGGCGAGTCGGTCTATCCGAAGATCATGTGGAAAGACGGAATCCCTAAAAACGAAAAAGAAGAGGCCGAAATCATGCAAATTCGTACGTCAGGTAAATCTACGTTAGATGTTCAGTCGGCAATCAAGCGCCAGGACGAAGTAGACGACGACAAAGCGAAGGAAATCATGAGCCGCATCGAAGACGACGAAACAGCCGCAACTGGCTTCGTTGATTCTTCCGTTTTCAATCAAAATACAACGCCAACAACAACGGAGGAGGCGACTGAGTAATGCGAGAATTACCGCCTCCGAATTACGAATATGAGATTTCGAAGCTAGTGAATGCGTATAAACAGGCGATGCTTGATATACAGCGCGAACTACAACGAATGGACCTCAACGATTTTCAACGAGCCACAGCGAACGCAACGTTAAAGTCAATCGCTGACATACTCGCACAACTTGACGAAACAACTAGCGCATGGATTCAGACGAACGTGCCAGTCGCAGTTAACGACGGTATAGTACGGTCAATCATTGCGCTAGAGATCGTCTCAACAGTAGTCGAAGCAGAAAACATCGTTAAGTTTAGTCGACTTAACAGCGACCTTATTAAAGCGGTCGTTGCCGATACGCAAGACGATTTACTGCAGGTTACGCAGAATGTAAGCCGCAAGGTTCGCACAACAATCCGGCAAGTTACGGCGGAAGTGCTTCGCGCAAACACTACTAAAGGTATAAACGGTACATCGGCGCTGACGAGCGATTTAGTAGCGAATTTACGCAAGCAATTAGGATCCGCAGTTGAAACCGGAATCATTGACGCAAGCAGAAGGCGCTGGAAGCCGGAAGTGTACGCCGAAATGGTTGTTCGAACGAAGATGCTACAGGCGCACAAAGAGGCGACCATTAACGATGGTATTAGTCGAGGCGCTAATTACGGAGTCATTTCGAGGCACGGCGCTAAAGATGCGTGTCGTAACTGGGAAGGCAAAATCGTAAAGCTGACGCCAGCGGCTGAAGGAGATTATCCGTATATCGGCGATCTACCTAACCGCGAAATATTTCATCCGAATTGCAAGCACGTAGTTAGTCCGGTGAAACGGCCTGACCGCGTATAAAATCCGCCTTACGGAATGGCTTTAAACTTTCGGATATTATGAGCGACGGCTCTAAAACGGTGGAGGTACGAAATGAGCGAAGAATTAAATGAGCAAGTACAAACAGAGCAAGTCGAAACAGAAGTAGTTACCGAACAAACTACGGTTGAGGAACCGGCAAATAAACCCGAAGTAAAAACGGTAACAATGACGCAGGAAGAACTCGACGCTTTAATCGGTCGTGAAAAAGGACGCGTTAAAAATAAATACGCTGACTACGGCGACTTAAAGGCTGCGGCTGAAGAACTTGCGAAACTTAAAGAAGAACGCGAACTGGCCGATTTAGGCGAAAAAGAACGCGCAGAAAAGCTCGCTCAGAAGTACGAAGCAGAAAAGACGGAAATTGCGCAGCAGTTAGAAGCGTTAAAAGAATCCGTCAAGAACGAACGTATTAAGAATGAATTTACTAAGGTTGCTACGGGACTTGGCGTTGCATACATCGATGATGCGCTTCAACTTGCCGACTTATCTGCAGTGTCAGTCGGAGAAGACGGCGAAATCGTTGGCGTAGAAGATGTCGTTAAAGGACTCGTTGAAAATAAACCGTTTTTAGTGGCGCAGAAGAAACCGCAGAAACCAATCGGCGAAAGTACGAACGGTGTTCGCGATACGTCAGAAAAAACGGCGCAACAATTACTTCAAGAAGCGGCAGACCGTTATAAACGAACAGGCAAGCCGGAAGATATGGTCGCTTACTCAAAATTAAAACGTGAATTAAATTCATAAGCAGACGTTCCCAAAACGGGGCGTCTTTTTTTAATTACTAAAACCCATTATTAGGAGGAAATATCACATGTCTAAAATCTTATCAGGCGCACTAGTAGGTAAACCGGAATCGGTAGTTGAAGAAATTCTTTTATTAAACCCACATCAAACTCCAATGCTTAACGTATTAGGATTTTCAGGTCCAGTATCACAAGTTGAACATGTACACTTCGAAGACGAAATGTATAGCGATGAATCTACAGTAGTTGGTGCTAAATTAGTAAGTGACACAACTGTCGTAGTTGCTGACGTTGAGCCTTTCCGTACTTCAAACGTTGTTAAAATCGGTGAGGAGCTATTACTTGTTACTGCAGTTAACGAAGGTACTAAAACATTAACTGTTACTCGCGGATATGCAGGTACAACAGCAGCAGCGATTGCTGACGGAGCTAAGATCGAATTCCAATTCGTAGAAGGCCAAGAAGGTCGTGACGCTCGCGATGCACGTTACAAAGCACGCGTTCGTAAATCTAACTTCACTCAAATCTTTGACGAAACTATTTCAATCACAGGTACATCTGCAGCCGTAAACAACTACGGTATTGACGATATCTACGAATACGAGAAAGCGAAAAAACAACTTGAATTAGCGCTTCAATTAGAAAAAGCGGTAATCAATGGTGTTAAATACGAAGCTCCAAACGGCTTAACTCGTCAAATGGGCGGATTACGTTCATTCGTTCAGACTAACGTTGTTACAGGTGGCGGTGCTCTAACTGATTCAATGATTAACGATGCTATGCAAAAAATCTACGAAAAAGGCGGATTCGCTTCTGGCGGAAACTTCAAAATCATCGTAGGTGCAAAACAAAAACGCGCAATCTCTAACTTCGAAAAATCTAACATCCGTTTAGATCGTCAAGATAACGGACGCGGTCAAGTTGTAGACCACTTCGTATCTGACTTCGGAGCAGCAGAAATCTTATTGAACAACAACTTAGCAGCTGACGAATTATTTGTAGTTGATACTAACCGTTTAGCAATCAAACCGTTACAAGGACGTGAATTCACTCACGAATACCTTGGTAAGAAAGGTGACTACTTCGAAGGAATGATCGTCGGAGAGTACACTTTAGAAGCTAAACAAGAGAAAGCTCACGCACGTATCAAATCTTTAGCTTAATTCGAAATACAATCGCCCGTAGCTTAAACGCTGCGGGTTTTCTTTTTAAGGCGGTGATTATATGGCAGTGTTCCAATCGAAACACGCAGAGCTCGGATTCTATGTAGACGGTGTTTTTAAATCGTTTAAGAATGGACGCTACGTAACCGAGGATAAAAAAGAAATCGAAGTACTTGAATCGTTAGTTGATGCAGAGAAAGCTGACGAACCAAAAGCGGAGGCCAAGCCGAAAACAGCACGCAAAACCTCCGCGAAATAAATAAACGGAGGTGCTTTACGTGTGGAACTTAACGGAAGCCAACGACTATATCAAATTTAACGCAATTGATAACGAAGATTTCCTCGACGCGGAAGACGATCGCAAGCAGCTGTTACTCAACGTTAGCAAGCGCACAATCGACCGCAAGTTTAAAGATATCGAAATCCCCAACGAAGCCTATTACTTATTCGGCGCTGCCCTTGGCGCAATCTACAACGACACGAACAAAATGGCGCAGCAAGGCGTTGCTAGTTTCGGAGTTTCCGGCATTAACTTTACGTTCAAAGACGGTATCGGCTCGAAGAATGGCGCACCGGTAGATTTAGCGGGTTTTATTCCCGACGAAGTATACGAAATGCTGGGCGTTAGTCGAGCGCGTACCGTGAAATGGACGGTGTTGTAAATGGCGTTAGTTCCTATGAAGCAGAAGGCAACACGTAAAAGACCAGGCGCAAAAGACGACTGGGGCAACGTTGTTAGCGAACCTAGCGAATTAGTCATGAAATGCCGAGCGGAAGAAACCGAAACCGTTGTACAAAATGCCATAGGCGAAGAAGTCGTTTCCGACGTGTACTTCCTGTTTGAAAAATTAGCGGATATTCGCTACGACGACGAAATCAGTTATACGAATGAACTAGGCGTGACAGTCGAACGAACTCCAATAAAAATCAAACCGATTCGTATGCCGAATGGTAAAGCGACGCTAACTCAGGTGTATGTGTAATGGCGATGGAATTTAAGCTAGACATTGACGAGTTCGTACGCGATTTAAGAGCGAATGCAAACGACGTTGAACGCGGTACCCGTGAATCGATGGACCAAATCAAAGACGACTGGATTCAGAAGTCTCGCGATGTGGCTCCGTTAGAAACAGGTAACTTGCGTAGACAGATACACGGTTTTACGGAGGGCTCGGGTGCTAATTCGAAAGTTATTGTAACCGGTAATGCGACAAACAGTTCGAGAGGATACGGTCGATTCAATTACGGTTATTACTTGCACGAAGAAGCTCCGGCCTCTACAAACCTATCTACGCCAGGTACAACGTTAAAATTCTTCGATGAAACAGCGCTAGTACGCGAACGTGAATGGATGCGTTGGCTTGAAGAGGACATTCGCCAGGCAGCAAGACGAAGGGGGTTTTAATACGTGGGCTTAATCGATGAAATCAACGCGATATCAGACGTAATCAAAACGGACTTTCCTACGATGAAAGTAAACAAGCAAAACGTGCCAGATAAGCCGACTAAAGGCGAAATCTGCGTTAGCGTTCAGCGGAATAACTCCGGCGTAGATACGTCCGCGAGCTACGTATTGAATCGCGAATATCAAATAGTTTATTTCGGACTCAGCAACGTTGATTTACTAACGAAAATTGACGCGCTAACGGACCGATTCAACAACATTATAAAAATACCAGTTCAAGGGGCCCGACATTTAACCGTCGAGTCTCTTTCTTTTTCTCAACCGTTTAAGACGGCGGATAA